ATAAGGATCTGTGCCAGATGTGACACTACCTTTTGTCAGAACTGTGACTCTTTCTAGATATGGACTTCTATCTGAGTCTAATGAACTAGCACAAACGAAACCATATCCTGTATCGTTGCTACTATTGTAGAAAAAATCTTTGACTGTTAAGTCTGAAATATGAACATCACCATTTAGGACAAATGCGTTGAGGTCATTTGTTCCAGAAGTAGGATAGATTTGTGTAGATCTTAAATTTGCACCCTTAACTGTTACGCCATCAGGAACTGTGAGAGGAAATGTTTCTTGGAAAGTTCCTGCACCAATATTAATCGTATCTCCAGAGGTAGCTGTTGTTAAAGCTTTAGCAACTGTAAGGAATGGAGTATCTGGATGTTTTCCGTTTGCTCCTCCGTTTGTTAATGTAGTTACATCAGAACCATTTTTAGCAACATAAAAAGTTTCGCCAGGACCGTTCGTCACGTCCGTAGCGAGCATGTCAGTCGTAACTGTACCTACAGCAGGTCTCTGGTTAGCGACTTCTACAATAGTCTGCCCATTTCTTACGTAGATCTTTCGATCTGCAACGTTTACCGCAACTTCTCCGTCTAGGAGATTAGAAGTCGTCGGGACTACTGCTGCTGTCGTCGATCTCTTTAGTTTTATTCTCGTTGGTTCCGCTGCCATCTAAAGGATTCTCAATTGGTTGGGTTTCTTTCATACTATTTAACTGACTTTGTAAATCGGCAATTTGTGCCTCTAGCATTACATTTGTCAGCGTCAAATCAGAAATTTTTTTCTGTAATGTTGAAATAACAATTTGTACATTCATAAGTTAATAAAAATTTTCAAAAAGTTCCACCGTCGATTGTGCTTGTCCATACAGGCACACCCGCAGCAGTAACGGTAAGGACTTGGAAAGATGTTGTAACATCGTCTCCAGAACCAGGACTTCCCACATTCGCAGCTGCAGTTACTTGTAAAGCACCCGCTGCATTACCATAAACGATACCATTTGTGGTAAATGTGCTTGCTCCAGTTCCACCAAACTGAACCTCAAGGTCGGTATCAAGTTCTAGATCACCTAGAACAACTGTACCACGTTGTGTAACACCAAATACAGTGTTTGTATCTGTTGCTTCCTCAATGAATGTCCATGCACCAGCTCCATCAGCACCACCTGTGCGGTCATAACCGAAGAAACCAAACTTGTTAGTTCCACCAGAGTTGTAGTGAATCTTTACACCACGATCTAACGCATCATCAGCACCACTTACTGTAACAAGAACAGAACCAACTGGCATTGTTTGAGTAAGACTAGCACTCAAAGTAACTGTCTTAGTTCCTGTATTGATAGCAGAAATAGTTGTGCCATTAGGAATACCAGTTACTGATGAAGTAACTGAGTCACCAACTTGTAGTTGATCTACAGCGTCTACAACAACGTCTGCCTGTGATCCGTTTGCTGCTGCAGTTAGTGTAACAGGAGTTGTAGGATCTCCTAATTCGATTGTAGGATCGTTAACTGACATTGAAGCAGAGTTCACTGTAGTTGTGGTTCCATCAATCTGTAGGTCACCTTTGATAACAACAAGACCACCCGCATCAGTTGAAGGGTCGGGGTCAATTATCAATTCTTGAACAGAGTTGATAGTAGATAGTGTATTACCATCTAACTTAAGGTTATCAATCTGAATATCACCAGTCTGCTGTGTGCTACCAGAGATATTTGTTTGACCATTAAAAGTAACGTTATTTTGGAACGTAGTTGTTGAATTAACTGTTAAAGAATCTCCAGCTGCTGTTCCAAGAGTGGCATTGTCATCTACATTCAAGTCTTTGATGTATGCTGTCTTGGCAACACCAATACCACCATCAAACGTAACACTAGCAGTAGATACGTTCGATGCATCTGTGCTATTTGCAAAGTTTACTTGAGAAGTTGATGTAGTTCCAATCTTAATATCTGCACCATCTATGAGTAGTTTGTCATTTGTTGTCTCATCATATGTGATAGAAGCATCTTTGTTGGTACCAAAGATTAGTTTCATATCGTCAGCGATACGCAAGTCGGGGGTTCCTGTTACTCGCTTGATGTCTAAAACTGAGTCTGAATCATTATATGAAAATTCTACGTCACCTGTAGTACCAAATTCTAACTCTTGACCGTCTTGTATAACGATCTTACCAGTGCCATTTGCAGCAAGAACTAAGTCAGCATCAGTAGTAGAAGTAGTAATTATGTTTGAATTGAGGGAAATGTCATCTACTAACCACTGGTCAACCTTTGAGTTACTGTCTACAATAGCAGCAGAACTTGCTGTAACTGTCCCATGAACATGATCCAACATGTCCATAAAGTATCTACCACCTACAATCTGTGCAGCACCATTGTTGTCTCCAACAAATAGTCTATCTCCTGCGTTTCCTTGAGTTCCGTTTGCTCCTGTCGTAACGGCTAATTCACCGAAAGTAATACTACCAGGTGCGGTTGAACCAGTACTCCTTTTAATTAGAATATTGGATGCCATTAGAAGCTACCCCCATTTACTGTTATGTTATTTAATACGTTTGTGGCAACGAACTTTGTGTTTGTTGCATCATATACGAGCACTGAACCGTTTGCTAATCCTCCTTGGGATGAGTCTGTTAAGTCAACATCAGACATACCTCCAAGTGAACCGCCACCGCCACCAGCTGCGACTCTAGTTACTTTTGGGACTGATTGATCCCCAAATCTTAATCTTGCCATTTAAAGTGTTACCCCCTCAAGAACGCTTACAGATCCTTCCAACACCCTAGTTTTTTGACCAGTTGTTGAAGTTATAACGACATCATATACGTATCTCCCTGCTTTCATTGCAGTAGTGACTGCGTTACCTAGAGATAATTGTATTTGTCCAGAAGTGGCAGGAGAAAGAATTGCTCCAGTCACTGTAGTAGACGTGCTACTCGTATAGTGTTTCTTTATCTTGCATGCAACCGTATACCCAGTCAAATCAAATAAGGTGCCATTATCATTCTCGATTGTAAAATCAGTAATGAAGTCAGAACCTTGATAGATTAATAAATTTGATATAGCAGAAGCCATTAGACAAAAGTTTTCCTATATTATTTAGCTTAACTTTATTTATCCATTAAATCATTCACAAGTCTCTTCAACTCTTCTACTTCGTCTTTTAAATCTTGTAAGGTACGATCCTTTTTCCTTGCATTTTCTCTTGCTTTTATATAAGCATCGTATTGTGTAGAATCTGTGTTGAGTATTGCGTTAGACACAGGATCCCTGCCAAGGGTGGTGTGACCCTCAACAGGGATTAGTTCAATCTCTTCCATTATGCTAGTGCGATTCCTCTTAAGTCTTTGACTCTTGGTATATATGGTTGATTGTGATTTAGTAAACTTACCTTGATTTGGAATCCATCAAACTCATCTACATCTTCCACAGTATACTCATAATCTGTAAATGTAACTAGATCATTTTGAGGAATTAATTCACCGCTGTCTGGTTTTCCTGTAGTATTGAAGAACTGGAATGGTAACTCATCTAGACTATCTACATAACCCACAGGAATTAGTTTGAACATCACTACAATCTTAGAATCTGTCCAAGTGTTTGCAGAAAGCATAACTTTAAGTCCAGTAGCACTCTTTTCTAGTCTTGCGACTTTTGTAATGTAGTTTCCTGCACACTCTGTTCCAATACCAGATGTAGGTTCTACATTGTTGATTATATTTCCAGTTGTGATCATGTCACATCTAGTTAAGTCAACAACAGGTGATAGGTGTGATACCTCAGAATCAAGATTTAATTCAAGAGTAAGTGACTTGACACTATTCATTCTATTAATTTCATTAATCTGATTTGCAACTATCTTAGTAGCAGGGAAGTAATTTTCTTCTCCAACAGTTACGTCTTGGAAATCACTGTCTTTTATAAAGGATGTCTCAGCAGCAGATCCTGATGGGAAAGGTCCGCAAGATGTACCACTTGTTCCTTGAACTCTAGCAACCATGCTAGTTCTAGGTTCTAATTGACTTTGGATCTGTGGTGTAAGAACATCCCATGAAACGTTTTGAGATGCAACTATATTTCCACCACCACCTTGTATACCAGATCCCGCATTGACTCCAGAAATTTGTAGATTATAACTATGTGGACTGTTAATTGACTGAACACCGCTACTATGTGTCTTATTGATTTTAGTAAGAGGTATGCCATCAAAGTTATAACATTCTACTACTGCACCAGACGCATGTGTCTTTCCAGTTGATGATCCAGATGTTCCAGTATGATTTCTACCGTTAGTAATGAAGTTAACTTGTTTATTATTAGTTCCACTTAATCCAGAGTATGCGATAATCTCATCCTCGCTACCATCTTCAGCAACACCAAGAATTCTGATAAAACCAGGATTTGATGAACTTACAGCAGAACCACCTATGGTAGTATGGAATCCATTGTTTTCTGCAATTTCGCAACTAGTGTCTGTAGAACTTAATCCAGATGCAAGTTGACTATTTGCAACCTCTGATATAACACCACTAAGTTTTAAGTAATTGAGTGTTGATTGCATACCATGATTACTATGGAATACTCTAATTAAATCACTACCCGCAGTTGTTTTAAGTGAGTTTGTTCCCAAGTTCAATGAACCACCATTACTTTCACCCAACTCACCATTCTCTAGGATAAGTTTAGAAGGTGCTGCTGTGGTTGGTAGTGTAAACTCTGCTCTGTAAATCTTGAACATCAAGTCCTCATACTGAGAAGGAGTCCAAGTAGACGCATTTTGAGACTTGAATAAGACACCGATATATGGTTGTTCAGATATCTTCTCTCCAATATGAGCAGCGTCAATAGCGTCATTACCTAGTAATGAGATGAATACCTTATACTGGTTTGAGTCAGATGTCAATACCATAGCATGCTCTGTTCTGTATGGTATGAATACAGGTGCTTTAAATGTAAATGTAGTTGGTTTAGAAGCATCAGTAGATGTAAATACATCTTCTGCTTGTTTAACCACCTTTGAGAAAGGTAACACTGTTTGTGTTGGGTTACCATTTACCACAGTTCTGATATCCAATGCAACAGGAATCTCTTCGTCCTTAGTAAAGAAGAATATATCAATCTTAGTTAAGAATACTCCACCCTCTAAACTAGAATCTTCTACCAAGAATGTTTGTGCTAGTGGGTCAACCCATCTAGTCTCTTCACTCTCAGTTTCTGTAACATTTACTAGGGTTCTAGCGTCAAATTGTGCTTCAGATGTAATCTTAGCATTTCTAACAGATATAATTGTCTCTTGCGTTGTCTGTAAAATACCTGATGCAGTAAATTCTGCTTCACCGCTAGAGTCTGATACTCCAACAACTTTACTATCAGTGCTATCATCACTAAGTCTGAATAATTTTGTTCCAGTTTTGAATGTAAGATTGCCAGATTTACTTGGATCATCAATAAAGAATGAACCTCTAAGATTACCTTTCTTATCTGTAATTAAATCCTTACTAGAAACTTTTGCAACTGCACCACTTGTCTCTCCAACTAAGTAATCATTAAGTTTAGGAGAACCATAGTAATTACCTTTAACTTGATCTGCAAGTGACTTTGTATCAATATTGATGAATGTTAAGTTTGAAGTATAGTCAGTTGTTGTACTTATGTCAGTGCCATCAAGAGGGTTAATTGAAATATTTTCGTTAGGAGCTGATATTCTTGCCTTAAACCTAAATTTACCGTTTCCTTTTTTAACATAGACTGTTTCCCCTATTTGGAATGGAATGTTGTTAGTTTGCGAATCTGTGCTTGGATCCTTAACAACACCAACTATCTTAGGTGTAATTAATTTTTTAGGTATTGCAATACCATCAAAGAATGCAAAGAATTTGGTTCTTGGTTTTAGTTTTTGACATACAAACTCAATGTTCCTAGAACGCATAAATTGAATATGCTCTACTGATACAACTTTACTACCTAATGACTGTTGCTCAATCACAGGAGTAACTCTATACCTTACACCTGTTCTTGATTGTTTTGTAGTGGTTGTAGTTGTAGTATTGATAGTTCTACGTTCCTGTCTTCTGCCCTTTCCGCCAGGATCACGCCATGCTCCCACCTGTTTGTTAATATCAGTTCCTGTCCATGTTGTCTTCCATGAGTTCCA